GGGTATCAAGAACCTAGCGATTTTCCGTCTTTCTAACTAGGGCATCAACGAATTGACAGGCGAGTTTGTAACCCCTCACCTATAATTGTGTAGTATATTACACAAAAAAAAAAGACCCTGCACAAAGCAGGGCCATAAAAAACAACACCGAGAAACTTTATAAGACCTTTTCAGGGTCTGGGTAATTAGGAGGAGCAACTTCCCTAAACAACGGAAGAGTCTGCAACTCTAATAGCCTGTCATTAAATGTTTGTACATGAGTCTTTACTTGGTCATTCCAAATTGACATAAATTGAATGTCATCTAATTCATTGAACGATGGAGCAGCAGCTAAGAAAGGTTCTGTAGCCATGACTTGCAGCATGTCTGCCATGTTCAATATATCAAACAATCGTTTCATCCCAATACCAAAATCTTCTTTATTAATCATCTTATTTCCTTAATGAGGTGAGGTACTCGTTTCTTTACACTTTCCCTCGTAACTTATTTAACTGGGCAGTGTCCACTACTGCACTCTAGATCACCTTCAAAGGAAGCATCTTCCACTTTGGTAATTAATGTAGTACTAGCAACTAGTGCATCATAAGCTTCTTTGGTAATCTCTTCTAATGGGGCTTGTTGGAAGCCATGTTCATTATGAAGCAAGAACGAAAGTGACTTATGATTGTTCTTGTAATTCTTTGCCAAGTACTTCTTAATCTCTGGCAACTCTTCTTTACGGTAGTACACAGTACAGCTAACGCTATTGTCTGACCAGTTCTCTTGCAACCATTTAACTACTTCTAGTTGGTCGATAGCAGTCATCTCAGCAGCAATCTTTGTGCCTTCAGGATAAGCAAATGGAAATGAAACTACCATTGTGCTATGGTCATCAGTGCCATCAAAGTTACGCTGGAACTCTACTGGGTATCCATGCTCACGACATACTTGTACTAAGCTGTGATCTGCAGCAATACGGATACGACGAATCATGTAGTGGCTATAAGCAGGATGGCAACCTGAAGTTACACCTGGTAACAACGACAAAGTACCTGAAGGTTTAACTGTAGTTAACTTAATAGACTCAGGGAAGCCATGCTTAGCAGAGTACTCTTTGTCAAACTTACGTAGCTCTTCATAAGCTTCTTTTAACCAAGAGCGTTGCTCGTCAGAAGCTTGGAGAACTCCAGTAACACCAATACCCATACGCATGTTTTTATGGACGATATCGGCTGTTTCTTGTAGATGGCAAGGCAAAGAAAGGCTATGCTTATTAATGCGATATAGGAGTGTGCAGATATCAACAAATTCTTCTTTCGAGGTTACGTTAGAGAGATATACTTCAGCTAAACAACAGGTTTCATAAGCAGCCAAAGACTGTTCAGCACAAGGATTATAACCCTGCACATCTGGATCAGGATAATTAGCGTCGCCCAACCTACCGATCTTCCGAGAAAGACGAAGATTGATAAGGCCGTAAGGCTCACCTTTTCCTTCATAGCCATCCCAAAAGTATTCGTGCAAATCCTTAATATCGTTACACACAACAGAATTATTAGACATAGCTCGCCAAGAAGGAATATTTCCCATATCCCAGCGTTTTGCAAGAAGGTACTCAACATCGTCTGCGTCTCCAATAGCGATCTGTGCGGAGCGTCTTACGTTACCTGCTACGACGATTGCACCGATAATATTCATAATGTCTAAGCAATCTATAGGACGTAACTTCTTACCAGCACGTTTCTCTAGAATGGTAGATACCTTAGCAATGCCGTCACATAAGTCTTCAGGTCCAGAAGCCGTGCCTCCGAAGCCCTTGATAGCAGCACCACGACCACGTACAAGTACAGTGGAATAAGTGAAAGTTGGATTTTTATCACTTAGAAACGCTGCCTTGAGCGTTTTGCCAAGGAGACTGACCCAGCCTTCCCTTGAATCAGGAACAATAAAGTCTGCATCAGCAGTATCCAAACGAGTAGGGGCAGTAAAATTAAGATTGACTTCAGGAAGTTTATCAACGTTTTTCCTTTGAATGTTATAACCGACACCTGAGCCTAGCATTAACAAATCCATAGCCCAAGTAAAGGGACGGACTGGCTCGTCGATAACAGTGAACGCACAGTTCTGCAGAGAGGCTAAGCCTAACTTACCTACAGTATCTGTACCCATCTGCCACAGGAAACGTCCTGCAACAGTACCTTTTAATTCCATTAAATACTTACGTAAACGCTCTTGCTCTTTCTCTGTAAAGCCACAACCTAACTGTTCATTTGCTGCTTTAATTACACGCTCAACAGTTTGAGGAAACTCTTCTGTCTTGCTGGTGATGTCTGCCTCGTCTAAGCGACGTGCATAAGTTCTTTTGTAGGTGATATATCCTACGGTGCTAAACGGTGTGTTGTACATTCTAATCCTTAGTGTCGTGTGTTTTTCTTATATTTTTCTACCATCATTGCATCTGCCATCTTATAACAAAATTCTGCCATAAAAGCACAGTACTCTTCGTCATCGCTGGCAGGTACTCCTGCAGCAGAGATTGCTCCTGAAAGAACTGACGTAGCGAAGAAATCTCGCAAGCCAGGAATTTCATCTTTGATGGGAGGACCCATATCATGTAACGGTTTTTTATCAGTCATCGTTGTCTTCCCAGGTTAAAGTTTTTTCTAATGTTTCAAATCTGTCTTCAATTATATCACTAAATCGCTCTACTATCTCCTCCGAAGTTATACCTAAAATATCAAGCAACTCGACTTCATCCCATTGCTTGAGCCTATCAAACAAATCAGTCAGCGTCAAACTCATCAATCATCCTTTGAATATACCAGACTGCTTTCTTTAAATCTTCTACACCATTCTTGTGTCGCCAACGCCATAGATATTTAATAGCGTTTCCAGTACACATTGCTTCCATACCATCTAAATGCTTTACTACTTCTTTAATAGCGTCAATACATTCAATAGAACCTTGAGTGTAATGGCTAGGAGAATTCACCATATCCTTTACAGCACCTGGTGGATAGTAAGAATCATTAGGACCTGCTCCGTACACAGTACTGTTTTCCATCATACAATCAGGACAAAACGCATGAAAAGTTGTATTGTGAATCCTACACTGCATGTTTTACCTCTACTGACGGTTTGATTGCCTTTGTACCCTGAGACCAGCTTCCGCAATCCCTGCACTGATATCGTTGATAAGTGCCAGTAGACGAGACAGCACTACCACGCTTTTGTAATCGAGTCCCAGCACAGGTGGGGCAAACAGGACGATCGGCAAAAAGGTTATGATTAGGATGAGATTTAATCCATGGAAGAAGACGGCAATACAAAGATTCAAGCAAAACGACATCTTGAATATTATACGTTTCCATACGTTTCCAAGCATCTTTATCTCCATTCATACACTTGACCCAGAGGTCATGTCCTTCATGTTCTTGTTTCTTTCCTAGACCTAGACGCTGAGCTACGTAGTCCAACTTGTTACTAGGAAAACGGAACTGGCTACGAGCAACACGAAGAAGATCAATTTGTTTATAAGGAGACGGTGGATTATAACCATGTAAGAGAAATTCCTTGTTAAGAGTAGGAATGTCAAACTTAGTGCCATTATAATGAATGACGGCATCTGCATCATTGAGGAGGTCATAAATTCCCTTTAGCATCTTCTTAGGTTTAGATTGGTGTACAGAATCAAATATGATTTCATCTTCACCGAGCCACTTAGCAGCCCAGCAAAGTACATACGAAGATTCCATTAGTTGATTGATTCCAACGTTCTGTTGCCATAAGCCCCAGACATGTGCCACATTAGGCGATGACTCAATATCAAGTAATAGAATTTTCATTTAGTTTTCCCTGTCTTTTTAGCTTTTTGCTTTTTAACAGGGAAAGTTGGTAGGTCTTCCTTGTCTGCTTTTGTTTCTAAGCTACGCAGCATTGAGGCTCTTAACTCTTTCACTTCATCACTGGCATATTCATTAAGCTCAAATACCTGGCAGAAAGTATCCATTAATTTTGAACAATGTAAATCAATATTGTATTCAATAGCCATGATGTAATTGTGTTCATCATCTTCGGACAATAATTCAGGA